CTACCACTTCTTTGTATGTCAGTAATAGCAACGCTACACATTGCAGCCATTGTATCACTAGCATTTGTCAAAGTCAATGAAGTGCCATCATCGCTTATCGCTCCGGCTACATCATTACTAATGACTGCGGTTTTAGAAGAGTGTGAACTCTTGTACTTACCTTTCAATGTGACGGCATTTAATGCCGACTCAAACTCTTTCTTATTTACTGTAAATTTTACATTCATATTGCACCATCTCGTAGTTCAGTAATACCATGCCAAACTACATTAGGTGGTTTTCCATCCCTAGTCGTCCATGTAGTACCAACAAGATTACCTTTGGTTCTACTACCAATTAGTTTAGCAAAATACTTTAATTCCCCTTTGTCTTCTCTACTATAACATCTAATTTCCTGTTCTAGTTTGCCACCCCAATCTTGCCATGAAGGGACAAAACCTACAACAGTATTGTCAATGTACTGTTCCTTTTCGTGAGTAATATATATCACATCACAATTAAGAGAATAAACTGCTTCCATCATGAAGTTGAAAGTCTTGTTTCTTTCACCGTACTGCCAAGGCATAACCTTCGTTACTTTGGTCGGGTCATTATTGACCTTTAGCAGACAGGAGTTGAAGTAAGTATCAACGCCATCAAATACAAACACAGGGTTTTCTCCCTCTTGTATTCTTTGCCTAACCATGTTAATGAACATCAAAGACTCTTTCTCAGACTTGTTTATGTCAATAACATTTCTCTTATCTCTATTGATAGGACAATGGATTTGAATCCTATCAGTAGAATCGTGGTGTTCTCTCCATGTGGATTCAACACCTCTATCCCAATCAAGAACATATATTGTCTTGTCTGGGAAGTCAAGTGATAAACCAGTTTTACCAGTCTTAGGCTTACCCCATATACCTAATACTAGTCTGGCTCTTTTATCTTTCTTCTTTAGGAACTTCTTAGCATATTGCTTGTTCCATTCTTCTTGCTCCTTACCAAAGTCAATTTCTTCTGCGTGAGCAATCTTTTCTGCTTTAACTGCATCTCCTTTATTCTCAGTAGTCCAACTCATCTTCGTCACCTAATTCTAATTTTAATTCATATTCCGCCCAATCATTCAATATACTGCGTAGGTCTTCTTCATTGACCTTAATTCTTATTTCTTTACCTGATGGTACATGGAACTTCATCCAATACTCACCAGAATCCTCATTGAGTCGCCAAGTAATAAACTCGACAGTTCTCAACAAAGTAGCATAACTGCTACCATGTATTATTCCGTTTTCTATTTTAAACATGCTTTTCATTTAAATCACCTTTGTAGGGGCTTTGCACCCCTTTGACGGACACTACTACCGCTAGGAATGTTGGTCTTAGAACCAATCAATATCTTCTTCTGTTGACTCATAGGGTTCTGCTACAACACCACGATTCTCGGTGCAAAGAACACCGCTAACGTTTAGTGTAATATCACCCGGCCCACCATCTTGATTCTTACCTTGTGATGTTCTACCAACAAGAACCAATGTTGAACCAATACCAAAGTCAATATCAATGTTAGCGGGAATCCAACAAGTTGTTCCCGCCCATGAACCACCATCATAATCGAAGTCAGAATTCAAATCGCTTACAGTTATCCTTCTTGTTCCAATACTGTTTGGTGTCATGTTAACACTAGATACAGAACCATCAGTAATAACAAACCTTTGAGCATACGGCTTGCCTTCTGATTCTGAATGATGCCTTGCTATATCTGATAGACTACAATAGTGTGACATTGCATTTTCCATCATGTGATTCTGTAAATCAGATACAGATGGGCTTGCAGTCTTTCGTGGGTCATCATCAGATAAATCTGCATTATACACTAGGCTTTCCATTGTTCCCATCTTAAAACCATAAACCCTGTCAGTATTATTACTATCAGGAATACAGTCAAAATGCACATAATGGAACGTCTGTGGATTGAAAGTCTTACAACCATCTCCTTTGTAGGAGAAGTAATAAACACCCTCATTACCATCAACAGTACCAATAAACACACCTGCTAGTCTAAACTGTTCAGCAGGTAATGGTCTACCATAGTTTGAATTAGGGCCACTTGAATACTGTTGCATACTGTCTAGTGGAACAATCCACTTACCTACTTCTATCTCATGATGATTGTTTGGTAGGTCTGATACAGTCTTAATCTGTTCTTCGCCCTTATGCATTCTACTAATCTCATAGCCACCGTCTTGCTCAAGAACAACGGCTACTTTACCAAGAGAATAAGTGGTATCTGCATCACGGAGATATTCATTCTTAATTCTCTCATTCTGCATCTTAGCCATATCTCTAGGAGCATCTAAAGATATGAAATATCCTGATGCTTTCTTTACTAGTGAATTACCACTAGATTCTTGTGGTGGTGCATCTTTGTAAGCGTATGCTCCACTAAACCATTGTCTAAACAAAGATAGAGCCAAAGCCCAATCTTCAATGGGGTTGAGATTGTTTGTTTCACAAATCTCCATATACTTTGTTTCTGTTTCAGAAACCTCTATTCCCAAGACTTCAGCAGCCTTGGCTATTTCCATATTTACTTTATCTTCCATATTTTCACTTCCAATATTTTCTTTTCTTTTTATATTCTTTCTTTAACCTAAAGTATTCAGACCATTTCATCAAATCACTCAAATACAAATCCAAACTCTTCAAGAGTTGTCTGTCTACTATTCTCTAATGTCAATGTTACTCTCATAACTCTCCATCCTCTTTTGGAGGCTCATATTGAGGCGACCATGCAGGTTGCATTGCTCCCCTATAATCAGTTGCTTCAACTGCCTCTCCTATCTTAAAACAAAGCAAAATAGCCTCATCGAATGTCATATCATTCTCCAAAGCCCAATTACTTATTTTGTCATACATTTCTTTCGGTATTCTTATCTTCATCTATCATCACCTTCTCCTTTAATCACATCTCTTTTCTTTCTATCTTCCAACTTATCTAGATTCAATTGTGCTATTGCTCCTAGACTTAGGCCCAAATCAGTAGCCAAGTTCGCTAGATACCAAAGAACATCCCCTAATTCTTTTTCTATCTCATACGTTCTTGGAGCCATCCTCGGTTGGTTAGCCATCATTGTCTTTATGAATCCGTCATCACGAATCCATTTTTTAACTTTCTCAGCAACTTCACCACTTTCCCCACAAAGCCCTAAAGATGGATAAATGATGTTCATATCTATTGGGTATATTGCGAATGTCTTCGCTTCTTTTTGATACTCATCAAAGTTCATCTCTCTTCCTCCGTTGCTAATTGTTCATTCATTTTATCCCAATACTTTTGTTCATAGTAAAGTTCTATGATTCCTTCAACCGTTAAACATAAACCTGCTAACGCCCAAAAGAAATCTGAATCTATGTTAGTATAACCTAACACGTTTAACATTGGGACTATTGTTAGGAGTAATCCTGTAACAACAATCCACTCATATCGCATGATTGCTTTCTTTACATCATGCCTGTCTATTACCCCATCATTGTTTAAATCAAATATCTTCATCTAAATCAACTGTCCTATCATCCATGCTGCCAAAACTTTAGGAGTCATGTTTGTGCTTCTCCATTCACTTTCACCTATCACTCTTAGATACTTGAACTTCTTAGGCGTTGGCAGACTTTTCTTAACTACAACATCATGCATTCCTATACAAATCGTTTTCATGTCTACCGACATATGTATCATATTGTGCATTTGTTTGAGGGCTAATTCGTATTGGTCATTTAGAATGTGTTCTAACAATTCATTGTAAGGTTGTTGCATTCTTTCTATTTGCATTGATAACGGGGTATTGCTCGAAACAGAAGCCTGTAATTCGGTAATCCCTCGTCTTAAATCACCATTGAGAGTGCCTATAAACTCTTCCAACTGGGAAGATTCTATATGAGAAATCCCCTGAAAATCAAGTATTCTATCTAATGCCGTCTTAATCTCTTCATCCGAGAGCCGTGTAAAACCATAGTTTGCACATCTCGACTGCAAAGGATAGATTATCTTGTGTCTATGGTTACACGTTATGATGAAACGAACATTGGAACTATAACGTTCCATAAGCCTCTTCAATGCATTCTGAGCATCAGGAGTCATACCGTCCATTTCGTCTAATAAGATTACTTTGTGCGGTACATTGCCTATCTTCATGGCTGAAGAAATCTCTTTGATTGTAGTTCTAACTACTTCAAGTCGTCTATCATCAGACGCATTGATTTCAAAGAAATTTGATTCTTTATCTTCACCCAAAACAAAGTTTGCTATTACACCTGCTGCCGCAGTTTTACCTACACCTGCTTCTCCGTAGAGAAGAAGATTAGGCATTCCTTCTTTCCAATGTTTCGCATCACTAACAAACTTATCTTGTCCTAAGATTTCTTCTAGTGTCTGCGGTCTATACTTTTCTGTCCATAACATAATTATTCACATCCAATTATCTAATCCAATTTGTTTATCTTTCTTCTTAATTTTAGATACCTTATCTGGTATCTTTGCCCTACGCTTTTGCACATTGTTTAGTTTTCCTTTCATGTACTTTACAAACTCAGGGTCTTGTTTCAACTGCTCTAGAATATACTTCTCATGGCTTTTCAAGCCAATCTTTCTGCATATCTGAGCATCCTTATCATAGGCTCTCTTTGATGGAATGGTTGCACTACGAGCAAGTTTTCCATTATGAGAGTACGCCAACAATTCGTAAAAGTAGTCTTGTGACCATCTTCTCTTCACTTTCGCATCAATGTAGGCTAACTTATTCGGATGTATGTTGGCGACTAACCATGATAAAATCTGAACATCTGGTGGTTTATTCAATTTCAGTTTTAGTGCTACATCTTCACGGTCTTGATTCTTCAAGAAATCATGAGTAATCTCAAACACATTTTTGAAGTAATCTTCAGGTTCATCTGAATTAGGAGCAATCATTTTTATTCTTGTCTGTAATTTAGATTTACCTGCTCTCTTCAATTTACAAAGAGAGAATATTTTCTTAGGTACGTCCTTTTGGTTTGCCGATGTTAGAACAACCTTACCTCGATATTTCAATAGTGTATCTACAATCAAGTCTGTGTTAGGTTTGAAGTTAGCCTCCAATATTACAATACCTCTATCAAGAGGAATACTGTAATTGTCTATCACATCATATTCGTTAGCGTACTTTACAATTGGGTCATCAAATAACGCAAGTGCTTGTTTCTTCTTGTCTGTACCTTCTTTGCCTACTATTATTATTGGTCTTTCTTTGTTTATTCCTATTATCATTCTATCTCCTTCATATGCATTATTTCAGTATAATCATTTTTACACATAGGACACTCTATATTCATGAAGAAAACCTTTACATCTTTCTCAACACTAATACAAGTCTGAAATACAACATGGCGAAAGCCACATTCTTTGCATCCTTTTCTCAATGTTTCATATGTTACAGTTTCTAAAATGGCTATGTCTTCTTCATCTGGATGATTCATCATATCTCTCCCTTCAACCTAAGTATCTTATCCAGTCCTTCTAGAGTATGATGTTCTCCACTATCTATTATTTTAATTATCTCTCTAAGTTCTCCCCAACAATCCTTTGCATCCGGTAGTGTTTCTGGAACCAATTGAATCAGTTTCCATATATTTACAATACCACCAATAGTCAATATCGGTCTTGGTCTGCTTTTGTGTTCCTCAGATTTATACTTCGAGTCAATACCTTTCTGTTCTAGTGTTCTATTGACACCTAATAGAAAGGACTCAGACCCTCTCATGTTAACTCTAACTCTAACTCTATAACCTATGTTAGTATTATCTGCCCTTGATACATGAATCTCAGGCTTGGCAATAGAGATTAAAATTCCTACCAATTGGTCATCATTATACATTACTAACTATCTCCCTAACTTCTATTAAATCGTGTTTAACACGCAATTCATCTAAACCTTGTGATATCCACTCAGCCATTTTATATTCTTTTATATCAAAACTAAATACAAAAGAGATTAACCATCCACGTTTAACATCAAAGGTTCTAGCATCTTCTTCTGTTATTTCTTCTATACCTACATAATATGGATGTTTGTAAATATCATCTATTCCTGATTTTAATATTGCTAAGTCCCTATGTCCCGGTTCAGCATAGAACATAAATCTAATTAAATCACACCCACCATATTTAGAAACTATTTCTCTAATATCAATATCATACATCTTCTATTTCCTCCGGTTTCATTTGCTCAGTAATCAGATGTTCCTTATAGTCCTTTGCGTACTCACGGTTTTCATCCCATTTACCATTACCCTGTTGAGGGGATAATTCAAGGTGATACCAATGAGCCGCCGTTATTCTATCATCTCCATGAATAAGAGCATTCTCTTCTGCTTTGGCTGCTAATGAATAAACTAACGATTCAAGATGTTCAGCCACATAATAAGCCAAATCATGTGAAAGCGGTAATTCAGTTGCTTCTTTGATTACTTTCATAAAGTGAAACCTAGACATACGCTTTCTATTGACTGGTGGAGGCTTTGGAACGATTAATACATCTTTTTCGTTTACATAGGGAACCAATTTAGCATCCATTTTTTTGAAGCGACCCCTAGTTTCATCACCGACCCTCTTCAAATAGGCCACTTTACCCTCTATTTTTACACAATTATAAGGTATAGCGTCTATAAGGGTCATTGACCCGGCTTTAATCAATTACATTGCCTCCTTCAAGGTATCTAGCGTATCAACTTCAGAAGCGTACTTATCTTTTCTAATTCTGATACATCGTGGAAAACGCAGACCAATGTTATTATTCGAGTCTGTGGTAACTAAGTCACACGTTACCTCAAGCACAATGCGTGGTAAGAAATGCATAACGTCATCCGAAAAGGATTCTACATTCTTTCTCAATTCTGTGGTTAGCCACTCTAAATCATAATCGCTGAAACCAGTACCGACTTTACCAACAGATACATAATCAGAACCATCTTTTACAGATATACCATAAGTACCATACACATGACTTCTTTTACCATCACCATATGATGCAGATGTTATCACCACATCATAATTGAATCGTGGTGGCTTGTGTTTCAACCATCCTTTACTTCTCTTCCCTGATTGATATGGTAATGTAGGGTCTTTTATCATAATTCCCTCAAATCCTAAATCAATGGCAGTTCTATATGCACTCTCTATTGTTGTATCAGAAGAGAATACATAAGTCTGATATTCAGGTTCTATGATTTCCTTTAGTGCAGCCATCCTGTTTCTTTGCGGTTCGTCTAACATAACATTAGCATTGTAAGACAACAAATCGAATACTGCTAACTTAACAGGACACTCTTGCATTGCCTCATCTTTATTCTTCTTATGAACACGCTTTGCTAGTAATTTATGTTCAGCAGGATTACCTTGCATATCAACTGGATATATTTCACAATCCAATATGATATTAGGTAGGTTCATACTTCGCACTATATCTACAACATCGGGGAATTGATTAGTTACAACATTACCCTTTCTGTTGAATATTATAGTAGAGTGAGCATTCATCTCTGATATGTATGAGTGGTGAATCTGATACCTATTTCCATCATACTTGATATCAATGATTGGGTCAGATACAACATCAGTTTCTTTCTTGGCCTTTGCTAACATTGGCTTAACAAACTGTCCGTGTACTAACTTACAATCTGGTTCTTCATCATTATCTAATGCTACACATATCTCATGTGCTTTATTGAACCTAGCATATTTCTCTACTTCTTTGATACCTTTGCCATAGTATTTAGCCATCGCTTTCAAAGGTATTTTATTATTAACTCCATTTCTAGGAGTCCTCAACCAGTACCTAAGAAACCATTTCTTTTCTCTAGCACTCATCTTGTTCAGATGCTCTTTGAATATAGTAAACGAATTACTACTCATCGAAGAACAATCGTTCTCCAATAACTGTATTAGTGTATTCAAAGATATATCTGAATCCTTCTCATTTCCCTCGTCTATTTCATAGACTGCTTCTCCGATATCTCCCCATGTATGGACTGCTGATTCTACTTCGTCTTCAAACAGACCTAGTGATTCTGCAATCCAAGTTATCGCTCTTTTGTTACCTATGTTGTTTATGTTATATTCCATAGATAGAATATACATGAGTCTAGCCTTATCATCAAATGAAGGCATGGCTCCAACAATTGTATTTACTTTCATCGTTGGAGTCTGGTTTTCTAATACTTCACACATTCTTGCTAATTTTTCTAATGTCATTAATATGGCCTCCTAATAGTCTTCCAAATCCAATAGAAGAAAAGTACGACTAATACTCCTTCCATTGGCTATGCCTCTTCTTCTGATTTCAGAAGACCAGACAGAATAAAATATGCCTCAAAGACATGATTCTCATTCAACCTACTAGCCTTCTCATCTTTCTTAAAACACATTACTGTTGTTGCTACTAGTTGGTTAACATAGCCTTCACTAACCTGTACTAGTTTAGTGTAGACTTCAGGAGATACATGAGTTCCCTCACTCAACATCCTCTTTACTCTCTTCTTCATCGAATTTATTGTTTCCATTTTTATCACCTATTGCTTTTCTTAATGCTTTAACTAATGTCTTGCACTCTTCTATATTTACTCTTAATCCCTTTCGAGTAGGATTGCCATTATTGTACCATCTCATATCTACGATATCAATGTTCCATGTATTAGCAGTCCTAATAACTAATTCATCATTAGCATTTCTAGGGATTCTTGCTATTATCTTTTCATTATTCAACTTCAAATCCTCCCTTGAATATTTCTAAATCTTGATGACTGAACAAGTATTTTGGGGCAGCAAGTTCATCAAGCCTATTTGCTATCCAAACTGCTCCACCCAAACTACTTACTTGAACAATCTCAAAATGACCCATCTCAGTTTCTATTACCTCAGTAGTTTCTACCTTTGGTACTAATCCGTATAGTCGTGTCAATTCTTGAGATACCGCACTCATGTTATTAGCCACATACTGTATAATATGCGCCCTTTGTATTGGTATCTTAGCATCAACAGTTAGATTGATTTTACCTTCAAACTCACAAGCAATACAACCTTTTCCTCTCTTACCCTCTTCGTATCTACAAATAGGGCATGGTATCTCCGCAGGTAACGGAGCAGGGAATTTAACGGTTATAGCACTCATTCTCGGCCATCCCAAATCCTGTATGTTATTTCATATTCAACAGTCACATCAAATGGGAATGCTGCAAAATGTAATGTTGCATTACCAAATTCAGGTGCTAATCCCTCAGACCAAATGTAACTGTCTTGAACTAAGTGTCCCTTCATATTGAAGGTATAGTTGTGGAATATAACTGAGTTGTTATCAACTACAAAACTTAGATGTTCTGCCGTGTAATTGAAACTGGCTAACTCAATCAATCCATATGTTTTATTGGTATCTAACCACATCTCAGGTGCATGAACCAAAGTGCTATTATTCTCTAACACAAGTGTAAATTCACCAGTCATTGTTTGCCATTCCTTTTGAATCGCTTCTTCTTCATCATATACATCTGTTGGGTCTGGTATAGCATCAGCACAACCTGCCAACAAAGTACATACAATCATTAAACTCATCCATTTCTTCATTCTTCTTCATCTCCAATAAAAGTGTGTTGAACATATTCTTGATAGTCTTCACCGTTAAGTCCAACACCAAACTTAAGAGCCATTCTTTCATTTTCTCCTAGAACAGTTGCTTCCTTCATATGATTACGATATATAGCAATAGTTCTCAAATCAGTACCACTAAAGTACGCTTTACCAAATGGATGCGTATGAATCCATTCTTTCAAGGGAAACTTCATTTTAGGTTTATCTTTCCCATATAACTGTTCATCTTGACCATCAAAAGATACAAAACCCGGAGAACCAACGGAGATATAAGTGTTATCGTTTGCGTCAATTAAGACTTGAACTTCTCTAGGCTTATCAAAGGCAGTTAAAGACATTTGCCATATAGCATAGTATAACATCTCTCTATTCCACTTAAAGCCAGATTCAATCTGTTCTCTCCAATTATCTTTCATAACCTCTAAGTCTTCATACATCAATAATACGCCCCATACAATACAAGACCTAATCCTGCGGCCAACAGTAAAACCCATGTAAATCTAGTTACAGACCTTTCTGGTTCTTTAACAGGAATATCTACTCCTATATCATCGAGTATAATAGCATTTGATTCCTCCATAACATCCTCCTCAACTTGCTCTTTCAACTCGTTTGCATATTCAATTACTGACTCACGCACTTCTTTTTCATCATCCATTTCAGGTTCATCAATCTCAACAATGATGGTTCTAAATCTGCGAATCCTCGATTTTACTGCACCAACAGACCTACTCAATTGTTCTGCCAATACTTCTACTTTCTCATTCATGTTTTCCAACAAGAAATTCTCTTCTTCTTCAGTCCACTTTTTTGCCATTTAACTCAATCTCCTTAGTTGTTCTTCTAACTTTCTTCTTTTAATTATCATCTTATTCTTTCTCCTGTTTCTCCACCACAGAACCAAATATCCTAGCAGGGTTACAGGTAGTCTTTGTTCTGGTACTACCATGTGTTCAATTTCAGTTTCATCATCTGATGATTCTAAGGTTGAACCCATAGTTATCATACCTATCTTGTTCATATTCTTCAATCTCCTTATTCTATTGTAACAAGCCTTCCTAGAGCGACCTAGATGCTTTGCTACCTTATTCTGTGCATCATCATGTGCAGTATAATTCTGTACTAGATACGCATCATCAGCAGGTGTCCATGACCTACCAGAATTAGGTTCGTCACCATGAGCGTTTTTACCTCTTGGTGTCTTCTTGACCTCTTCTTTCTTTTCTTTGAATTTGACAGTTATGTTGGAAGGGTTTGTCTTTTCCAACTTAATCAATTCTCTTAGTTTTGTTTGGATTGCTCCATGTGAACGAGCATTCCAACCTTTTACTATTCTGTTGAAGTGGTCATTAAACAGAACGGTAATAATTGAGGCGGGAAACTTCTCGCCACTATCTGTTTCCTCTTTGCTTAGTGCAAGAAGGAACTCTTCTTCTTTTTTAGTCCATGATTTATTTCTCATATATTCACTATCCTTTTGTCAAAAATATTCTCATCGTTAAACCATCTTTGCATCCATTGTGCTGCCATACCTGCTACTGCTACATGGGTAAAGTGTATGTCCTTCGTGTCTAACGTCTTACCAAATGATTCACCTTGACAACTGAATGAACCGTCTGGCCCTGCTAGAAATGTATCGCAATGTTTAGGGTCAGTCAAATAACTGATTAATGCTCCATTCCTACCTTGCGCTCTCAAATCTAACCACTTGTTTGTGCAATCATCTTGAAAGCCCTGCCTATAAACCAATCGTCTTACATCTAAATTATCTGCACAACAAACAATCAAATCAAAACCCTTCAATTGGTTTTGAGTCAGTATTGGAAACTCTTTTCTGCTACCTATGGCATCATAGTCCAATAACGCTCTTACTTTCTTCGCACCTATATGCGAAGTGTTGAAGTTCTGATAAGACAGATTCTTTACTTCAACAGTATCAGGGTCAGATATATGTATATCATACAACCCTGTCTTATGTAACAATGGAGTCAAATAACTTCCTATTCCACCTACACCTATTATCAATACCTTTCTTTTCTTATTCATATCTTACACCTGAAATAAATTGCTTGACAGTCATTTGAGCCAAGTCTTTCTTGTTCACATTAAACATATTGAATGTTTCTTTGTTCCTATTCCTTAGAGAAACAGGAGTACAATTAGTAGCATTACCTATGTCATGTTGAGTGAATTCTGGCTGAGAACCAAACACTCTCAAACATACAGTAATCCACAATGCAGAAGCCATGTAACTTTTAGTGAATGCTATATCTCTAGCAGTCACATAATTGTGAACATATTCCACAACTTCCATTGCATCTTTCTTGAAGTTTCTTTTTAGATTTTCATTACCATACTTAGTGACAATCATATCATGTGTCACTCTATCAACCCAAGGTTTAATCGGCATTGAATGTAGAATGTATGGTTTATTTAGTGTCCTTGCTAACTTTCTAGCACACTTTGAAACCTTTGAAGGGGACAAACCATTCGTCTGTGCTATTTCAGAAATAGTCAACGGTATTCCGTTTTCACGAAGCACTATCAAACATATCGCTGATGC